CATGTCGGTGCGCGGGAAGCCGAGCGGGACCACCCTGTCCACGGGCACGCCGAACGAGCCGGCGAGTATGTCGCACGTCTTGGTGGAGGCGTTCACCAGGTAATCGTTCTGGGCCATGGCCCTCGGGTCGATTCCGGCGCGCTTCTCGTCGATGCCGTACTTCTTGTCGCCCGTGATGCCGTGGCCTATGTTGACCAGCGTGAAGTCCTTGTCAGGGATGTACGGGTTGAGCGTGTCTATCACGACCACGGGATGGCCTCTCGCGTTGGCTATGGCCTCGACGGGCCGCACCAGCTCCTTCGGGCCCTTGTACGCGCCCCAGACGGCCCGTATCGCCTCGTCGCGCAGGAGCGAGTGGTTGGTGGCGAACAGCACGGGCCTGCGCCTGTACGCTTCCGTCTCGTGCATCTCCAAAGCCTCGTCCCACGTCATGTCGATGTAGAGCCTCGCCTCCGGGTTCTCGCGCCACTTGTCGCGTCCCACGCCTGCGTAGTGCACTATGCGCGGGTTGTCGACCTCGGCGTTGAACGGCATGGCGCAGAACTCGTCGGGCAGCTCCGCTATCCCGCCCTGGCACAGCATGTTGCCGGCGTCCTGCTCTGGGAACTCGAACCGCCTCGCGTTGAGCGCGGCGATTATCTCGTCTGCCTTGCCGTCGCGCAGCTTTTCCAGGTTGAACAGCACGACGCCGAAGTTCACGTATCGCATCGCCGCGTTCGACTTCGCGCGCTCTATGACGCCTGCGAGGTACTTGCCCTCCAGGTCGGTTTCCCAGATGCCAGACGCGTCGCGCACGCAGAATGCGTCGCAATCCATGGAGAGCACCACGTCCACGTCCTCGAGCACGTGGCACAGCGCCGCCCTCATGAGCACCATCCACGTCCAGCTGCTGTTCGCGTTGGGACTGTGTGGCGGGAAGAACTCCTGGCCGCTCACGTCGTGGCACTCCACGATGTCCGGCAGCGGCCTCGGGAACTCCGCGTCCTCGATGAGGAAGTGCACCCTGTCCACGTCGCTGTTGGCGACGAGCGATCGGGCCGCAGCCTCCATGTCTCCGTACAGGTTGCGGGTCGCGCAGAACACGGCGTGGCGCATGATGCTCCTAAATTGACGGCATGAAAAAAGCGCCTGTGTAGACGCTAATTTCTGAAATTAATAGTTCTTATACCAAATGGGTATTTCTTCGTATGGTGTTGGCTCTAATCCAAGATTGACGTAGAAGGTAACGAACTCGTCAATTATTTCGTCAATCTCTTCTTCGTCGTATCCATACTCTTCGGCCTTTTTTCTAAATTCGCTCTCGCTCATTGTCGGTCACCGCCTTTGTACATATCCATAATTAGGTCACCAACGAAGCGTGCATGCTCTCGGGGATTCGGATTGTTCCTGTATTCGCACCATGCTTCTGCGATAAACTCTTTTTCATTCCATGTAGCGTACTCGCTTAACCCGTCTTTTATGCTGTCTTTGCTTAGTGGGTCATAATACGCCCTGAATCTTTGGCTTTTGCTTACAGACAAAAGACTATCGAGCTGATGCCCGATTTCATGGTCAAACAACGCTCTAACAGTATCGCATCCAATTGGATGGAAACCGTCATCGACGTTTCTTCGAACTGCTATTTCCTGCTTGTCGTACTCTTTCGGACTCCACATCAGCTTATTCATGCAGATGCCGCGATACTGAAAATCGACCATCTCAGGACGCGGCGAGTAAGACCATGCCCACTCGCCATGAGCACGACCAACAGCACGCGCTGCCGCCCGTTTAGCGTGTGCGCGTACATCACTGTCAGTCAAGCCCTTGCTTGTCAATCTCTCATAGCTCTGGTTGTAATAGAAATCTTCCCATGCAGCCTTTCTCATCGTGTTGCACTTTTGAGAAGAGCCAATAAAGCCAAAATTGTCTTTCAGCTCTGGGAACATATCTATATGAGCTGCAATTGACTCGTTGAGAGCGTTTGCAGCACGAACGTCTAACCCAGAAAAATCAGCTTCGCAATTGAAATTATCTTTTGCGTATTGTGCAGCTTCTTTCACGCTACTTGAAGGCGTAAACTCGAATGATGGCTGCTTTTGCTCTTGCGCATTCTCGTACTTCTCAGGATGCTTCCACATGTCGTAGTACAGGTCCGGGTCGTAACCCTCGACGGTCATACCCGCGAAACCCTCGACTATCCTGCAATCGCAGTTTCGGTGGTTGGCGTTCAGAGCGTTCAGCTCCGACCTGTACACGAATCCGCGGCTCGCCAGCATGCAGCAGTACGGGCACGTCGTCGTGCCTGTGGGAATGCGCGCGAAGCGCACCTTGTCGCCGAGTTTCCTGGCGTCTTCCTTGCCGAGCGCCGTCATGGTGTCGTTCGCTCCACGCTCAGCGAAGTAGCGCGATGCGTCTGAGATGGCGTCGACGAATCCCGTTTCGTCGCCGTCAATTAGCTTCCGCACCTGGTAGCGCGCCGTCTTCTCGACGTACTCTGCCTCGGGTTCGTATACGTAATCAACATCTGGCAACTCGACGCCAGCCGCTTCTGCTGTGAGGTCGCGCAGTGCGAACGCGGAATCACCTGCCGCATTTCCGTAGACTGCGCCAACTTCCCGCATCAGCGCAATGCTGAACTCACGTGTGTCCTCGATGCTCGCACCGGGATTCTCGTCAAGCCATGTGTTCAGCGCCCTGCGCGCCGCGTTCTCGGCGTTGCCGCCCTGCTTCTTGATGGCAGCGTTGTATGCGTCGATGACGCGTCTAGACAGTCTCATTTGCGAACAGCTCCGTCATGGCGTTCATGCCGCGGTTCCTGCGCTTCTGCGCCTGGATCCGCGCGATGGTCGGCTTGTCGAAGCCCTGCATCTCGTAGTACACGTCCGTGCCGGCGAACTCGGGATCCGCGCTCGCCAGCTTCACGGCCCAGTCGCCCATCGCCGCGATGTTCGGCATCGAGGGCGGCAGGAAGTGAGCCATGACGCCGAGGTCGTCGGGCTGCAGCTGCGAGAGCGAGCGGTTGCGCTTCACGGACAGCGCCATGAGCGCGATGTCGCGCATGTCGTCGGCGTTGAACTCGTTGAGGTCCTCGGCGCGACGGATCAGCTTGTCGTTGGCGGCGGCCACGGCGTCCGCGCTCGTCGGGTTCGCGTCGTTCACCACGCCTGCGTCGGTGACGCTCAGGCACGTGGATGCGGCGAACTGCGTAGAGAGCATGCGGAGCATGTCGACGTGAGGCTGCAGCGTGCCCTGGGCGAGCTGCCCGTACTGCGGCACCTGGCCCGTGTCCGGGTCGACCGTGCCGAGCATCATCGAGTCGCAGTACTTCTTGAACTTCTCGTTGATGAGCGCGTCGTACTGCTCGTCGCTCACGCCCATGAGGTACTTCTGCGGAGAGGTGGCGAACTCGAGCCCGATCGTGGCGAGCGTCATCGTGCGGATGTAGCCGCGCGTGAGCGACCTGACCGACCTCGTGATGCGGCTCGTGCCGAGAGGCTGCGAGTTGGTCGGCTGGTTCCTCAGCACGGTGGCCATGCAGCGCCCCAGGCCGTTCTCAGCCCGCCTGGCCGTCCACTGCGTGGTCAGCCTTCCGTTGGCGCGCTGCAGCACCCACGTCGCGTCCTCTGTGTAGAGGTTCACGAGCGAGGGCTTGTAGCTCAAGTCGCCCTCGAACTTCTTGGAGTCGATGATCGCGAGCGCCGCGTCGATCCTCTGGAGTATGCCGTTCCAGCGCGCCGCGCTCGTCTCGAACGTGTGGAACCTGACCGAGCAGCCTATCCTGTCGTTGCGCGCAAGCGTCGCGAGGACGCCGCCGTGCTTCAGCTCGTCGATGACGCCCATGGAGTACGACGACGCCAGCCTGTTGTCGCGCACCAGCTCGTCCAGCTCTGGCACGTCCTCGCCGTTGGCGTTCACGAATCCGTCGAAGCGGCTGCGGTCGGCCAGGACCGTCACCGCCTTCTCGGGCCAGCAGCACGCCATCTCAAGCGAGCTCAGGTCGTCCGGCAGCGCGATTCCCAGGTTGCACTCGCCGCTCGTGATCTTCTGGTCGTAGTAGCGGCTCTTGTCGGCGTTCGCCGATGCGTGGTGTTTGTAGATTTCGACGAGCTCCGCCACCAGCAGGCGCTCCGCGGGCGGCAGTCCTTCGGCGTTCTCGATGCCGTCAAAGCCGTAGATCATCCGATTCTCTGCTTTCTCTCGGGGTCCCTTTTCGAGTTGAGAACACCCCATAGGGCGAGCGATGCCGCCTCTATCGGTACGGGGTTCTCACCTCCGAACCCCCAGCCCCCTATGGAGCCGATTTTTCTCCGCACGGACGTAACAGCGCTGTCGAGCAGGTCGGCCTGCGGCCTAAACCACTCGAGCGTTCCCTCGTTCACGCGGTCTACCATCGTCGTACAAGCCGCAACAACCTGCGTAGACGTTGGCATCATAAGATAGTTCGCTGGCATGGTGCCGAGCTTGTCAACCAGTGCCTGTGCACCAGACTTGCCATCGATCACACAGCAGCATCCGACCTTCTTTCTCGCCTTTATCCAGTCAGCCAACCAGCCGAGTCCGAGCTTCATAGGCTCCCGCCTAATCTGCTCGACATACACCTTGCCGTCATGCAGCCTGGCCGCAGCAAGCGACACCTCCAAACCATCTGCGCTGAACCGAATACCATAGGCGACGCGACCAAGCGTCGGCGCGTTATCAACCGCCAGGCTCTCGAATTTGCTGGCGTTTATAGCGAAATCAGGCAAGCCCGCAGTCGGCGACCACCAGCCGAGCCTTTCGCGAGCGAAGCCGTCACGACTCATGGTGTCATGCTCGTCACGCACCGTTGTCTCAGACATGCGCCTACCCATCGCAGGGTTGCACGCATACCAGAGATCTACGTTGTCTATATCGACTTCGTCGAGAGACTCGCCGGTTGCACCCCATTCGAGCCACCACACCGTAGTTTCATCGCCATGCGCGCGATCGTGCAGCTCACGAAATACCGTCCCTTGACAATCAGGCCCCGGTACAGTTCCAACGTAAATCTTCTGCGGGTCGCTCTCGCCCTCGTCAATCTCACCTGCAGCGGAAACGGTCGGAAGGATTGCGTCTTGCTGGGTGCTTGTAAGCTGCTGAGCCTCGTCGAATATCACGATCTGGTAGGTTCCGCCGCGACCGCCCGACTCCGTTCGGGTCTGGAACTCTATACAGGCTCCGCCCTTGAAATAGATTCCCTCATAGCCGCCAGCCTTGTAAATGTAGTCCAGCTCATCTTTGAAGTCCTCATGTGCGTTTATGAAATCGCACATCTCTTTGAACATCTTACGCACCGTTCTCCCATGGTGCGCCGTGTAGAGAACGCTCTTACCCTCGACCGCCGCCATCCAGATCGCATAGTCGCGAAGCGCGAAGCTCTTGCCGTTCTGACGTGGCTTTGTGATACCGATTGACTTCGCAGCAAACTCGCCATTCTCGTCACGGGCGAAGAACACGTCCATTTCGAGCTTCTGGGAGCCGTAATAACGCCTCCCATATGCCTCGAACATAGCAACAGCTTCGGGACCGCGCGTCGACGCCCAACCCTCGACACGTTTGAACGTGGGCTCCTGACCGCCGAACCTACGAGCCATTCTTAGCCCTCGACAGTGGTGAGCTCTTCCTTTCCTTCGGGAGCTTGTCGATCTCGTCCATGACTTCCATTAGACGCTTTGAGAGGGCCGCAATATCGCGTCCGCTCTCGCAATCCTTAATACTGTTAGCAAGCTTATCTCGCAATGCTTCTAGCGTCTGTCTTTTGTTGCCACTAGTAGCAGCCTTTACCAGGTCAGCCACGTGCAGACCTCCTTTTGAACCGTGGTATTCCAGCCTTGCGGCTGTGGAAAACACAATCTGTCTAAATCGTCACA